CCGCTGCATCGTTTACACCGACCTGAGCCGCACCGGCCTCATCTTTGCCGGCCACAGCCTGCCCGAGGTTCCGAACGGCTTCACGGCTCCCGTGAGCGCCGCTGGCGTCACCACCAGCCGATCGCGCTACCTCAGCAACGATCCCGCCTGGGAAACCGAGGCACGCGCAGCCGTCGCTGGGCTCGGCGAGCCGCTTTTGGATATTGCCGCTCACGCGGCACTTTCATTCTGATTGACCAACCAACTCACGTTAAGGGGACATAACATGAACAAAATTGAGTGCCTGGCGGCACTGCACCGGGAGACTGCGCGTCTGGTGGTGAAACTCGCCAGGAACCAAGCCATGGATATCGCGTTCAGGCTGCAAATTGCAGATCTGCCACGGATCGGGCGCTTGCTTACTCGTTGCTGTGGAGTAAGCCTGAGGGATTCAGAGATTCCCAGACTTGTAAGCCCAGAGGGTGAAGTCACCTCGACCATCTGCCGCCTGTTTCAGCACACATCAGGGCTACTCGCGGCCCTTGCTCGGTCCGCTCAGCCAATGCCTGAACGCGATATCCTGTTGGCGTACGCGCTTACGCTCGATCTGCATCGACTGACATCAGAATGAACCCCAAGGAATTCAACAAGCAACCCGCGATCAATCATCTACGCGCGGCGGTGCAGCTCTTCAACCAATGCCCGGAGTCATTCACCCACCGATTTACTTACATGGAGCTTTGGACGCTGTATCGGGCCTGGAAGATGTCCGGCAGCCTTACGCGGCCCGATGAGTGGCGCGCACCAGTGCTAAGCGACGCACTGGCAGGCAAGATCCCGCGCTTGCGTTATGCCTCGCGCGCGGCTAGCGTCCGCCGATCAAGAGGGACCACATGACGGAAGTCACTACGGAGCAAACCCAACCGGAACCATCCACCGAGCTACAGGCGTTCATCACCGATCTGGAAGCCCTTACCCGAAAGCACGGCTTCACCATCGTGACCGGCTGCTGTGGTTGCCCAGAAGTGGTGCGGGTGCCGATGGATGGCCGGTACAAGCACGGCCATGGCAAGCACCTCAGCTGGGAGGAAGGCGAATGGCACTGACGCACCGCCCACTTGCCGAAGCCCTCAGGCGAACCAGTGGGGACATGCTCCTAGAACTGGCGCGGGACATCACCAAAGGCGCCGAGGTCTCGCGCACGAGAACCAAGAGCATCGAGGTCGAGTTCAAGGGCGACGCGCTGATCGCTCGGCTCATGGTGAAAGAGCGCCGAGACAGTGGGCTCACGTTTACCGGCTGCTACGTGCAAATCACACGGGCTCGGTCGGGAAACCGCTTCGTGCTGAGGCCGTTCGTTCGGACGCTTTCGGCCGGCTATTTGCCGGAAATTGCTGACAGGATCAGCGGCATCAATGAGCTTCATACGATCGGAAACCTGCTAGAATCTCGCGTGAAAGGCTTGGAGTTCGACGAGTGAAAAAGAAGCAAAAAGCCGCAGGAAACCTGACGCCGGGCGGCATCAATCACACGATTTGGGCCCCAAAAAGTCAGAAAAAGAACTGGCAACAGTGCGCGGCGGAACTTGGATTTGATGCCGGATCCTTCGCGCGGCGGGCACTGGTGGCGGCCACTACTGGCGCGCTACATGTCGAATTCACCGAAAGGCAGCTCCCTCGGGGGCGCCCCACGAGTGAGCGTGAAGAACTCGTGCAATTTCAGGTGAAATTGCAACCTGGCGCCTCAAAAGAGTTCAAAAGTTGCGCAAAAGCCCAAGGTTTGAACGTCGGCGAATGGGAAAGACAGGTTATTGACGCAGCGTGTAAGGCCAAAGATAAATCTTTCCTTGTCTCGTGATTGGGGGCTGTGATACCCAGCCGATCGTTACCGGTCGGCTGGACTGTGTCCCCCACTGTTGGCCAGTTGGCCGGTAACGCTTTCCAGTTAGCGTGTAGTCAATCCGCTGAGACTGAAGAAAGTGCCCTACCTGGTGCCCTACCTTTGCGCGAGGTAGGCCACACGTAAGCCAGCGTGAGTGCTCGTGAAAATAACCAAGTGTCCTACCTGGCTAACCTTTTCGAGCAAAACTTTTCTCCCTATATTTCTTCTTTTATATGATGTTGATCAAAAAGGTAGGGCAGGTAGGACACTTTTCGAAATAGAGCCTAGTTGATGCTGGATCGTGTGCCCTACCTCACGGGCCGGGTAGGGCAGAGGTAGGCCACTTTCCTATTTTGAAAGGGGCAAGGTAGGTCACTCCGGCGATATCGTTCGGGTTTTCCCGTTTCTCGCTGAGGGTGGTGATTTCAGGGCGCGTATACGCCTCTATAAACGGTTTTGGTGTCGGGTCGGTGTCGGGGCTCACCGTCTGCGCGCGAGACGTTTCTAGATGGCTTTCTGTGGCAGCAAACGCTATGACTGCCAGGCATGAATGGGAATCTAAGTTATGAGCAAGCCGAGGCGCTAAAACTATGCGTCATCGAGAAAGAGGTCTACGACCTGGGGGCTGGAGACCTCACCCTGAGTCACCAGATCCTGGCGATGGGTGCTCGGCGCGTGATCGCTGTTGATTGCGAATACCGAAACCGTCGACCGGCAACAGCGATCGAAGGCATGCCGCTGATCGGTTGCTACTTCGAGGAGTTCTACCCGCGCGAGATCGAGATCGCTTTCATGTCGTGGCCCGAGAACCACAAGCCCATCGGGCTGGAGCGTCTCGCAAGCATGGCGCGACATGTCGTGTACTTGGGCAGCACGTTCGGCGGCACGATGTGCGGCACACGCGGATTGTGGGAACACCTCATCACGCGCGACGTTTTGAGCTGGGTCCCTGATGAGCGGAACAGCCTGATCATCTACGGCCCGAGGCGCACTCAACGCGCGCTCTTGCCTGACGAGCGCGCCGCGCTCGATGACGAAAGGATCCACGTATGGCCAGCCAGACTCTGATCGATAAGTCGAGCTGGGGTGATGGGCCATGGCAACACGAGCCCGATCGCGTGGAATGGAAGGCGCACGGGTTTCACTGCCTCATCACCCGCAACGATTTCATGGTCCATCTGTGCGGCTATGTTGCAGTGCCGCCCGGTCATCCTTGGCACGGCAAGCAACCGAACGCCGATGCTCATGGTGGTGTGAACTACGCCGAGTCATGTGCGGGCAAGGTCTGCCACGTTCCCGCCCCTGGTGAGTCTGATGACGTTTGGTGGGTCGGGTTTGATTGTGGTCACGGTGGTGACATCTCACCGGGGACAGCATGGGCCCTCAAGTCGCACGGCATGGACTATTTTTCGCGCGGCTGGTCTTACCGCGATCTGCCTTACGTGACGGCTGAGGTCGAAGGCCTCGCGCTGCAAGCGTCGAAGGCTCAGCCGTGATCACTCGTCGGCTGTTCCTAGCTACGGCTGCGCTCGCGCCGATGATGCCGCGTATGAAGCTAACGGGGCTTGCGGCGTTGAAGGCCTGGGCTGCTGGGTGTGGGTGTCGCGTTGTACTTGGTCACCTACCGGAACTTGATGAGATGGTGATCGTGCTCGTAACGAAGGAAGGTAACCCGAGCTGGGCGAGCTTCGGTTGTCCAGTTACACGGCTTGACGAGCATTGTGATGGTGTTCTTCGATCGATCATAGGGATCCGATCGTGAACTCCACCAACACGCCTAACGCTGTCTGCCCGAAGTGCAGCCGCGCTAACGACAAGGCCAGCGACGTTCTAGGCGACAGCACTCCCAGTGTGGGCGACTTCTGCGTGTGCGGGCGCTGCGCCGCCCCGCTACGGTATGGCCCAAACATGACCCTGGTCGAAACGAGTGTGAACGAGGCAAAGCGGCTCCTACCCCGTGATGCTTTCCGCGCCTTCAAGCTCATGCGTCTCGCGATTCAGAGCATGAACAATTGACCTACCTGGAGCGCGTTCAGGCTTTGCTCGGTCCCCACGGCTCCCGATGCAACAAGATGCATTTGGCTGCCGGTTGGGGGTTTGAGTGGAAATGGGCGGGTGATCCCCCGCTCCCAAACGGGATCATGCAAAGCAGGATGCAGTTTTTCGTTTATAATCAATGGGTTACGGCTCAGTCCTGGGATGAGGACGTAAAACCACTGCTTGAACACATATAGGGGGATTGAGCTGGAAAAGGGCTAGCGGCTTTCTCGGGCGCACGCCGCTCCCACACGAAAAAATCCTGGCACCTACATTTCCCCACACCAGGCCGGGCGGTCGAAATGTATTGTCATGTATTGCATAATTCGTTTATAGCTTGGTTGAAATCTATAAACGACCGTCGGGCCGAAACTGCCCCTCCGACTGGCTATCCCTCCCCGTCGGCTCTGCCTTCCCTGCCTATTTTCGTCCCCAAATTCGATTTCTGTACACACACCGTCCGGTGCGTGTACACTGGCAGCAACGATGGTCCGCAACAAGCGCAAGGCGAAGCCCGGAAATCCAGGCCTAGCGATCGGCTACATCCGAGCCAGCAAAGAGGATCAGGCGCTCACACCTCGGGCCCAGGCCCATGCGCTCGACGCATGGGCGGAGCGCATGGGCGTGACGTTGGTTGCTGTGTTCTTTGACCTAGGCCTATCCGGCTCGCTAGGGCTCGCCGCAGACGGCTTTCCGGAGCTTGAGAAGCGGCCAGGCCTAGCCGAAGCCCTGCAAGCGCTCCGCGTGCTCCATGCTGGCTCACTGGTTGTCGCCAAGCGCGATCGGCTTGCCCGTGACGTCACCTTGGCCGGCCTACTCGGGCGCATGGCCGGCCATGCTGGCGCACGCATCATCAGCGCCGCTGGTGAGGGCACCGAGCTTGCCGACTCCGAAGACGGCGACGACATGCGCTTGCTTTATGACATGTTCGCTCAGCGAGAGCGCCGGCTCATCCGGAGCCGCACCAAAGCGGCACTAGCGGTCAAGAAGGCGCGCGGTGAGCGCATCGGGCAAGTGCCCTACGGCTGGCGCCTGGCGGCCGACGGCGTGACCCTTGAGGTCGACCCGCTCGAACTGGCCACGCTGGAGCACATCAAAGCCGAACGGGCCCGAGGCGTGAGCCTGCGCGGCATCGTCGCGGACCTGAACGAAGCTGGAGCCTTCGCTCGCGGGTCAAGGTGGCACCTGACGACCATTGCCCGAGTGCTCCGCAAGCCGTGAACGGGCCTTGATTTGTGCTGCCCGTCGGGCATAGGCTCCGCGCGAGGCTATGACCCGAATCGTGGGCGAATGCAGGCTATACAACCTGGGCGAGGTGCTGGGCGATCTAGAGCTGCAACAGCGCAGCGTCATCGTTGGCGGTACAGCCTTCCCGCAGCCGAGGCTAACGCAGTGGTTTGGCGCCCAGGCCTACGCATACAGCGGGCTCCGTTGGGAACCGGTCCACATGCCGCGGGTCGTGAGCGAGCTGCGCGAAGCCGTGGAGGAGCTGTGTCACGACAAGTTCAATAGCTGTCTGGTGAACTACTACCGCGACGGCTCGGATTGCGTGGGGTGGCACTCGGACAATGAGCCGATCTTCGGCCACCGCGCTGCGGTTGCGTCGCTGTCGCTCGGAGCAACGCGGCTTTTCAAGCTCCGCCGCAAGAGTGACCACGCGGAACAGCTCCGCTTTGACCTGGAACACGGCTCGGTTCTGTACATGCCGCCAGGAACGCAAGACGAATGGGAACACACGATCCCACGAACCACGGCCCACGTCGGTCCGCGGTTGAACCTCACCTTCCGCCAAACGGTGCCGCACGCATGAGAGTCTTGGAAAGCCCCAACGGTGAGCCCATGCTCATCATCCCCGACAGTCACACGGACTTCGTTCCCATGAGCGGCTGTCGCGTCGTGGAATACGGCCGTTTGCCGGTCCTGAACTTCGACGGCAGCCCGGTCCCCGAGCGCTGCCTGGACGTCTTACGGCGCCTCGTTGGCTACGGCCGTGCGAGCACCGTTGATCAGCTCAAACAGTCGCTCGATGAGGCCGATCGCCAGGAGGCTGCGCGCTGCGCTGGTCGCTCCCAAGGCTTCGACGCCATGACGGAAGCGCTTTGGGAGCTGGTGCAGCGTCTAGAGCTGGGCTCGCCCGGAACGGTCCCGCTGAGGCACTTGGCCGACCGCAGAGAGAGCGAGCCGGGATGACGGAGACACCGCAAGCAGCCATCGCCTTCGGTGCGCCGCAGAAGCTTAGCCCGGGCTCAACGCACAAGCGCTGCGCCGAGTGCGGCGGGCCATGCTGGTTCGCTGCGGTCACGTGGAAGCGCCTGGAGACGATCGCCAAGTCGATGCCGGTGACCTACGTCTGTCTACCCTGCTCACCGAAGGCCCCGCCGTCGACCAGTGGGCGCGTTGAGCCATTCAGCGCCGAAGAGGTCGCCTACGCTCGCTCACGGGGCGAGGATTGGACCGCCGAGCAGATGCGCAGCAACGCTGAGGCTGTGTTTGCTGAGCTACGCACGCACGTGCACCGGCCGCACCACGTCGAAAACGGGGAGCTTAACGAGGCGCAGCGCTCCGCGCTTCGGCCGTTCATCGCTGAGCGCCACGTGTACGACCTCGGCGCCGGAGACTGCGCGCTGACCGCGGAGCTGGTGTGCATGGGCGCTCGCCACGTCGTCGCTGTGGATGAGAAGTTCCGCGAGGTTCATACCTACGGCCCGGTCACGATGCTCGGCGCTTGGTTCCACGAGCTACAGGCCAAAGAAGACATCGAGGTGGCGTTCGTGAGCTGGCCCACGCCGATCTACACCTGGCCGCCAGCGCCGCGTTACGCGCAAGGCCTGATCGACCTCTGCGACGCCGCGCCCGTCGTCGCCTACCTCGGCTCGAACTTTGGGAGCCGATGCGGGAACGTCGAGCTGTGGCAGCACCTGGGAACTCGCGAAGTCCTGGCCCACGTTCCCGACCCCCGGAACACGCTGATCGTATACGGACGCAAGGGCAGACGCATACCCGGTCAGGGCTTGCTGCCGGAGGAGAAAGCGGCGCTGTACTGGGGCGCCAATCCGCTCCCGGTTTACGGGGTGACCTATGGCTGAGCCCCGGGCGATGGTTCGCGAGGTCGACGGACAGCTCGTGCTCGATGACCCGGACGCTCTCGCGGTGATTCGAGCAGTGGCAAAGCACAACTGCCGGCTGACGTTCGAGGCGCAGCGCGAGCACGTTGACCGCTGGGCACGGCGCATCGTGGAGCTAGGCCAGTCGCCGCGCTCTGTGGTGATCGTCGTGCTGAACGTTGACGATCCCAACGGTAGCGAGGTGGCTAACGCGCTTATGCCAAACTCTGCGGCCCTCTGGGACGGGATTCGGGCACGCGGTGAGACACCGTTCGCTCGCGGCCTCGTTTCGCGTCGGTTCACTGAGCTACTATTGCGCCGTTACGACCCTGAGGCGTTCTTCAAGCTTGAGACGATCGAGCTAGGCGTGGTCGTCATGGACCACGGCGTGGCGGAGGTGTTCCCCCATGCTTGAGGTCTGGGTCATCGAAGACGCCAAGGGCGAGCCCGTAGCGGCCTACATCGGCTCGCGTGAGGGCTTGCCGCCACTACGCGAGGGTGAGCGGCTTGAGCAGTACGGACGGCGCTCACAGACCGTCGAGCTGGCGCAGGCAGTGGCTCACGTGATCCCGTGCGCGAAGCTAACAGCGCTCGGCTGGCTGCGCGTGCCAGACCTGATCGACCAGTGCGCAGACGTCGGCATCGAGCTGGAGCTAGAGAAATGAAGTGCGCTCACTGCTCTGACACGGAAACCCAGGCATGCGCCGTGACCATTGACGGTGTCGAGCTGCGAACGGTGCTCATGCTCTGCAACTTTCACAAGGAACGACTATTGCTCCGGCTAGGCATCGTGCTCGGCTCGCTGGACCTGCCTTTGGATGAGGTGGCTCGCAAGTTCGCCGTTGCGGCTGGCTCATGACGCCGGCCCTGATCATCTGCCACCGAATCGACGAGCCCGACCGTGTGCCGGTGCCGGGTTCGCTTCCGCTGCCTTGCGCGATCTGTCGGGCGACGGTGTTGGTCTCACCGTCAGTGCTAACTCGCGTCGCGGAGGAGTCGCTAAACCCGCACTATATGTGCGTTGAGTGCGGCGTGGAGTACATGAACGGTGTTCAGCTGCTGCCGCCCACCGCCAAGCAACAAGCCGAGAGGGCCGCTGCCGGCGGTGGTGAGTGGCCCATGCGGGAGCTATGGGACCAGCGGCTGCGGCGCGTTTAGCGCGGGCCGCCGCTCCGCGCGCGTGTCTCTGGTCCGCCTGGCTTTTCAGGCTGCGGAAGGACTACCTTTTTGTCGTTGACGAGCACCAGCGCCGCTTCCATGAACCAGTGATACTGCTGCGGAGCGCCATCCTTTGTAAGGCTCGGCGCCTGCACCGCGTAGCCGTTGGTGTTGATCTCGTTGCTACGGCCAATAATCACGCCTTCCAAATCGATGATGGTGTGCCTCACGGTGGCACCCATCTCGAACTTGAACGGGAGGTTCACTGCTTCGATGGCTACCTTTGGCGTGTCCAGCAATTCGAGCGCGTGCTCGTCCATGTAGAAGGCGTCTTTGGGCTTGCCTTCCTCGGTCAAACCCCGCGGTTGCACCGTGTACCGGTTGCACCCGGTGATGTGTTCTGACCTAGCGATAGCCACACCTTCGAATCCGTGGATCAGGTGCCGCACCGTTACGCCCAGCTCGTATTTGAACATTTCTTTGACCTCCAGGCCTCACCAATAGGCCACCGGTAATAATTTGTCCATTGTTCTATGCCTGCCAGTGGGCTAGCCTCTGCTGCTATGCCTCAGGTGTGGGTAATCGAGACGGCGGACGGACGCCCAATCGTGGCCGAGCCAGACCGTGACGCGCTCCCCACCGTGCCGCCCGGTGGAAGAGTGGTGGCCTACACGTGCGATCGGGGTGACGCGCTCGCTGCTGATCAGCTTGCTTTGGTTGAAGGCGTCCTAGCCGGCTCGTTGCCGCCGGTCGATCGGGATCACCCGCGTTGGAGCCCGGCAATGGATCGAGCTGTTGCCGCAGCACGCTATCGCTGGTGGCTCGGGACGATTCGCTTGGCGTTCTTAGAATGGTTCGACGTGGCTCCCAAGAAATTGCGGGACATCTTTGATCAGATGCCATGCCCAAGGTGCGGACTCACGAAATGGTCACATGCGCCGCAGTGCGCGCAGCGTAACGCCGAGGCGATCGTCTCGACGTTCGGCGCTGAGGTTCGGATCAAGGGTGTTCCAGAATGATGATCGCTGCGCTGATCGTTACGCAGCTGCTGATCGTCGGCATGTATGCGTTTTCGGAGCATCGCAACGCGCCATGGTTGCCGTGGTGGCGCCGCTACCTGTCGGTGCTGTTCCTGGTTTTGCAGATGCCGGCGCCATTCGTTGGCATCGGGTTTCCACTGTTCGCAATCATTGCGATTGCCGTTTTTCAATGGAACACCATCACCGCCGAGAACAATCGCCGCAACGGTAAGAACCACAAGAAGCTCGAAGCGGAGGCGCGCCAAACCGAGGTCGAGGCTCGTGTATGGGCTCGCGAATGCGCAGAGGCGCAATAAAGAAAGGGACGGGAAATGTTTGACGAGGTCCAGGATGACGACGACGCACCGGTTAGCACCATCGGAAAGACTCCGGCTGAGCTGCTGACGACGTATCTGTATGGCGAAGGTAGCGAAGCACTGGCGGACATCGTTCGCGACAGCATCACTCCGGACAGCGTGAAAGAGCTGATGGATGTGGCTGACGAGCTTCGCGGAGACGGGACGCCGGCATCCGGAGCCATCGCTGACGCGATCCAGACGCTCACGCTGAGCCAGCGCGTTCGCCTGGCATTCGAATCCGCGCTGTACGACGATGGTGACCCGAGGGTCGCGAACGGTCCAGCTCCTGACACCGTGATGGTCTCCGGCGTTGCGCTGAACGTCGGCTTCGAGCCGACCAGGCTTGAGGGCCAGCGGGAGATCGTTCGGGCGCTCGCACAAGAGATCCTTAAGCCCGGGTTCTATTCACCGCGTGGCGAGAGTTTCCTGGAGCTTCCGTTTGACAAGGATGGTCGGCAATGGGGCGAGCACATCAACGCGGATCAGTTCCTGTGCCTCGCGGCCGCTCTCGGCTTCGTCGAGATGGATCCAAAGGTGAGTCTGTGCGAAGCGCTGTTGTTGCAGTTCAAAATCTGACGGCCAAGCCGCTGCTCGTCACCCATGCTGAGCTTGAACCGTTCAGCATGGGTGATGCCTACAAGCGCTGTTGCCCGGTGTGTCGAGCGGGTACGTTGACGATGGAGCGCGATCCGTCCACGGGAAAGCTATTGCGTCGCGACCGCTGCAAGCTTTGCGGTCAGCGCGTCGTGTACACAGATTCGAAAGTAGGGAAAGAGGAGTTTCATGGGGCATGACGCAAGCGTGGTGTACTTCAAGCACTTCAGAGTCTGCGTTGCATTGGCAACGCTCGCACTAGCCGGGACACTGATCGGACTGTTCTCTGGCGCTCGTTGGTTCACCACCGCCGGAAACCTGATGGTGCTATTCGGGACTATGGCCATCTACAACCGCGAGCTTTACAGACTCGCGATTGTTGCAGAGCACCAGCATGCTGCTGTCAAAGATGCCGCCGCGATCATTGCTCGCTTGGTCTCGCCCGATGACTTACCTCGGCTCACCGAGGAGCGCCCGACTACGCACTAGCTGACCTGGGGAAGGATCTTCGTAAAGATCCCAGCGGAGCGATTGGCATCGAGTTCTTTGAACTCTCCGAGCGTTGGCTTCGCACCGGCACGCACGATCGGCGCCATCCACACGCTGGAGTTGGCTTTGCCTCGCTCTTCATAGCTAATCATCACCATCTCTTGTCGCCCGGCTGCATCCTCCAGCGACTTGCCGGCTTTTCTGAGTCCCGCGTACTCCTCAAGCGTCAGGGTGTCGTGGAACCACGTTTCGGTGATGAAAACGCACAGAACGGCCTCGCACTGCTTCGCGATATCTCGCGCGGCGCTGGCAAAGTCTCCCTTAGTTCCTGCGTCAAACCGGCTTGGGACCACTGGTAGCACCTCGGGTCCGGGCAGCCGCTCTCCCGTCTTTGGATGCCTCGTAACCAAAAGCAAGATCACGGGCCGCACGCTGCCGCTTTCCTCGAAATTCTCTTTCGCGACGTTGCGAACGTGAGCTTTCCAATCCTCGATGTCTTCCGTCTTCATCAGTTCACCCGAGGCAGGATCCCGCCGAAAGGCCCCTCGGTTGGCTTGGTGGCCTCGAACTCACCCACCCTTCGCTCTTCGACGATCGGCGCGATCCACATCACGCTTTGGTACTTGCCTCGTTCCTCACAGTGAACGATCAGCGCGCGCTGATTCTCTCCGTCGTCTTTCGAGACCATGCCTTCACCTGCGAACACGCAGGCGATGGCTTCGGATCGCTTGGCGATGGCTCGCGTGGTCGTGAGAAACTCGTCGTTGCTCATGCCGCCACCGAACACGACCGGCAGCTCTTCCGGCTCGGCTAGCGCGGTCCCATCCTTGAAATGACGGGTCGTCAGCAGCACGAGTGCCGGCGTGATGAACCCCTCGGCCTCGAAGGCCTTCTTAGCGTTGTCCCGGATCTCGCCTTGCCAGACCGTTATTTCCTCGGGCGTCACAGGCATAGCCTAGCACCGAAGGCTATGACCGTGGCAACGAAAAAGCATGCGCAAAGAGATATGCACATGCGGCGCCTGGAACACGCCCACGTCAAAGAGCTGCTGGAAGTGTGGAACGAGGGACGTCGAGATCAAGATCGAGTTCCTGAAGACCGCGTTCCAGCCTCGCCCGTTCGATCTGTTTCGCGACTTAACGGCGTTGCACAAGGCTTACGAGATGATGCCCATCGCTCGGGGCTTCGAACGACAGCATCTCCAAGCTTACCATCGTGCGGTTGGTGAGCTTTTGGAAGGCGAGCGAAAGCATCGCAGCGACAGCTACCACAATCGGCCTCTCTGGTGGTGATCATCGAGCCGCGGATCCCAGTCTTCTACCACCTGCTACCCCAGCGGGTGACGAAGCTGGAGACGGAAAACGCTGCGCTGCGCTCGGCGCTCGACACGCTCACGCGCCCGACAGCCGATGACGCGCTGGACCTGATTTTCGATCTCGCGTGTGCCGTGGAAGCGACCGGGGTGATCGACGAGAAAACGAAGGCATTGCTCTCACGCGCTGAGGGCTTCGGCTGGTGTAGTGCCGAAAGCGACGAAGAGGATACGGAGGAAGAATGATTTTGCCGCTGAAGTTGATCCGCATCCTAGAAGTTGTCGAAGACGTCCCTTCCGTAGGGATCACCAAAGGTGACATTCTCTGGGGACACCACCTCCCGGGCGGTGTTCTCGGCGCCGACTACTTCTGCTCTTCGGACCGCAAGCGCTTCGGCTGGGTTCACTGTGAGGACGTGAACCTGCCCGCACCGGGTACGCTTATCCGAGTTGCCTTCCCGTTCAGCGGGACCATCAAGGCGTCGGAGGTTGTGCGAATCGACGACGAGATGGCGGTCTTCCAGAACCGTTTCTGGGTGAACGATCGCAAGGGTAAGTTTGGGTGGGTCGACAGCTTCGAGATCATCGAAGAGCCCAAGACGGATCCAGCTCCGGTGACAGAGCCCGACTTGCCGGCGCCTCAAAAGGACGACCTCCGCGCCCGATGCGGCCGCCAACGCCGCGAGCTGCGCCGGTTGAACGAAAAGCAGCGAGTGTCACTGCTCGAAAAGCACCGAATCGAAACGACGCTTGAGAATGCGTTGCAAGAGGTATTGAACCTGCGGCAACGGCTCCGAGTGCTGGAGGCCGCTGTATGACGCGCCACCAGCTAATCAGCTACCTGTCCGAGGTTCTCGGGCTGTGTGGCTGCTCTGACAATGACCAGTCCGTGCGGTTTCTGTTCGACTTGCTAGAGGCCGGAGAAATGCGCGGCGCCGGCATGACCGCAGAATCCGACGCCACCATCGACGACATTCTGCCGGAGGGTGATTGTCTTGAGCGTAACCTGCCCGTGTATTGGATGACAGCCGGCGGCCTCATCGAACACGGCTACACGCTGACGTCGTACACGCTCAGCGAGATCGGTGTGCGCGTGCTCGAAGCGCTCCGCACATATGGGACCGGGGATGACCTCTGGGCCGATGACGCCCCGCCCGTGGTTCCGATCGGAGAACCGGAGCGGGTCTGGAATTGATTCCGATTCCGATTACCTGGATCGAGCCGCATTGGCGGGCTCCAGCTAACTACGTAGACATCTCTGAGTCGTTTGGCGCTCCTCCTCGTCAGGAGGTGCTCGAACCAGTGCCCCACCCTTGTTCGTTTTGCGGCAACCTAACCCCCAGTGAGCCCAAGGGCAAACGCGGCTGGCGCGTCTGCTATCGCCCATCGTGCGATCTAGCAAGGGCCGCACAAGAAGAGCGAATCTACGCAGGCCTAGTGGATTGCCCGGAAACGCGGCGCGATGCGCTCGCATGGGCGCTTAGAAAGCTTCAATCATGAGTGACGAGAAATGGTTCTGGGGCTGCATCGCGGCTGTACTGATCACGATGTGCGTCACACTGCCGAAATGCGCAAACTCGCTGAATGAGAACGAATACCGAAAGCTGGAACTATGCCTGAACCATCACAAGCACTGGATGCGAGGTGAGTGTATCGAATGACCATTACACGCATCGATACGACACTGCGCCCACAGCGCCTAAAAGTCCAAAACTCACATCTAGTTGGTCACGAAGGGTTCGAAGCATCATTCACAACAAGCGACGGACTGAGTCTACTTCTCGATGGTAGGCTGCCACAGGAGCTGCGCCCGATCTTGTCTCGACTCATGGATGCAAAGATCAAGATATCGCTCGTGTTTGAACTCGAAGATGTTGGCGTTCCAGAGCTGACAGAAGCGCTCGACGCAGCAAAGATGGGCAACCGCAAGCGCGCACTCGAATGCGCTGGACAGGCCGTCAAGCAACTCGCATGACCGACGAAGAACTTTTGGTTAGAGAATACGCTCGCCAGTTGGCCGCCGAAGAGCGGGCGTTCTGGGATGCTGTGGTGTTGGTGTGCCTAGAGAAAGGCGACACCTACATCTCTGCAATAAACATCGCGACTCAATCCCTTGAGCGCCGGAGGCTGTGCCTTGCTGTCGAATGAACAACGCATCGCCGACTTGGAGCGCGCGCTGGCGCTCTTCATGTCCGCTTTCATGATGAGTCAACATAAGCACTACCGCTACATGCAACAGGGCGGCCGCATCCGGTTCACGTTCGAGGATGTTTACGATGGGTCAACAAACATTGACTACGAGCCTGCGCAGTAAATTTAATGCGCTATGGTCGCGTCTGCAGGCCAAGGGGGACTCTGACCCATACTACGACTTGCTGTGCGAGTCCTATTCCGCGTTCCCGCGCGCCTATCACACGCTAGAGCACATTGATAAGTGCCTCGATGCCCTGCCCGAGCTGGCGCCGAATCAACCGGACGAATTCCTAGATCCCATTCGTTGGGCTATCTGGTTTCACGACGCCTGCATGAGCTTTGGTGGCCCGGGGAAGGATGAGGAAGACTCTGCGGATCTAGCCTGTGACATCGCGGCCGAGGTCGGAATCCCGCACGGGGCAACGCGCCGGCTGATTCTTGCAACCAAAACCCACGTTGCGACGCTGCCCGACGAAGCGTTGCTGCTGGACGCAGACCTTTCGATCCTGGCAGCGCCATCGGACATCTTCTGGCGCTACGAGGGACAGGTACGCCAGGAATACGCACACGTCCCCGACGAGATCTATCGCCCTGCGCGCCGTCGCATCCTGCAGTCGTTCAGGGACAGGCGTCAGATTTACCAGTCACCACACGGGTTCCACGAATGGGAACGCAAAGCACGCTTCAACTTGGGTCAGTCGATCGCCGGCCTTGGCGGGGTCGACTGAGCGCCGCGATCGGGTTCGCTGGAACAGCGCTACTGGGCGCGTGCGCGCTCCCGCTGGTCATTCAGACCGTTCGTGATGGTCATGCGGACTCGGTGAACAGCTGGTTCCTGTTCTTGTGGCTAACGGGTGAGCTAGCTATGCTCGGACACGTCCTCATAGAAAAAGCGTCGTTGCCGCTAGTTCTGAACTACGCCGCCAACGCGCTGATGGTGGGGATAGTTGGTTGGTACAAATGTGCGTCTATTCAATGGTGATGGATCACTATGATCCACAGGTACCGGTAATCACGACCATACCATGGACCTGGTCGTCTCCGGTTCCTTTAGAACCCCAACCGACCATCGACCTCGACGAGTGGCGAAAGCTTCTGGAAGACCTCAAGCAAGCGCGTGACGCCGCTATCAAGGTCGACGACCTTACCGGTCAACCTGACTGCGTTGATCCAGAAAAAGCAAAGCTAGAGGATCGCGTGCGCCAGCTCGAAGAGCTTTTGGCTAAGCCACCAGAGTTTGTGATCGTGGAAGGCGGCGGGCTCGAGCCCGGCACCTACCGCGTGATTGATGGAAAACTGTACAAGGCAATATGATCGTCATTGAGTTTAGCAAGTATCGCAAAAAGGGCCTGACTGAGATGCGCCCTTGGACCCCTGCAGAGGACATGACCGGAGTCAGCGTGTCCGATGCCGATCGCGGGACAGGTTCCCCGCAGCCTGGCGACATGATCGCGCGCAACCCTGTGAAGCCGGAAGACCGCTGGCTCGTTGCAGAGGACTACTTCCGCGCGAACTACGAGGCAGCGTGAACCTCACCGAGGCCAAGGAAGACATCTGGGAGGCAGCGGATCGCTTCCGCCAGCTGGCCCAGCAGTCTAAGAGCCCCAAGGCGCGCAAGCTGCTGACGAATGCTGCTGACACGCTACAGGCACTCTTTCCAGGTAACGACCAATGAGAGAAGATCTCACATACATTGCGGTCGTTCTAGACCGCTCAGCCTCGATGCGCTCGTGTCTGAATGAGACCATCCAAGGTTTTAACAACTTCATCGACGAGCAGAAGGCCGAACCGGGCGAGGCGTTGTTTTCGCTGGTTCTGTTTGACCACGAATACACGCCGGTAGTTCAGGGCATCTCGCTCCGTTCAGCGACACACCTGACCCCGGAGACCTACGTTCCGCGCGGTGACACGGCGTTGCGCGAAGCTTATTGGCCGCACCATCGACGACGTGGGCGCAAAGCTGCGCGCGATGCCAGAGGCTCAGCGCCCGGGCAAGGTGCTGATCATGATCCAGACGGATGGTGCTGAGAATTGCTCTGGACCGGCCTACAGTCGCGAGCGCATCCGGGACATGATCAAGCACCAGCGCGATAAGTACAGCTGGGATTTTGTCTTCATCGGGACCACCGAAAAAGCTATCGCTGACGCGGTCGAGATGGGTGTGCGCCCGACCTTCACTGTCAACTACGCGGCGACGCCGGAGGGTACAGGAGACGTGATGCGCACGATGAGTCTCGGTGTCCGGAACTTCCGCTCGACCAACAAGGCGGACATCGACAAGGCTGACTACAGTTTCTCCAAGTGAGATCCTCAAGTCACTCCGTAGCCGGGGTTACGCTGTTCGCGTTGACGATGCTGGTTGCGTCACGGCAACTGGTGTCACGCCGCGCGATCCAGAACGTGCTCGGAAGCTTCTGGAAGAGAACCAAGCTGGCCTCCGCGCGATCTTGGAAGCTGAAAGCATCCTAGGAGCAGTTTTGAAATGATGACTGCAGAAGTTGAGCTGGACTCAGAGGCCGACAAGATCTGTCGCGAGTTGATTGGCCGACGTTGCGAGTGTGCCGACGGTCAAGAGGTCTGGATCATGGCTCGTGAGGTCGATGGTCAGAACGTCACGTACTACCTAGCCCCGGTGCTTTTTGCTGTACCTGATGTGTTTGGGGATACTGCTAGCGATCCTAGCTGAGGCGGTGCGATGAATAAGATCGTTCCTGAGTTCTATTTGCCGGTGGAGACGCCACGAGGCGCCGGGTTCGTCCCTGGTGACGGGGTCGAAGAGGTGTCGCTTTGGCAGCTCTGGTGCAAGTCCGGCGAGAGTGACGACGCCAGGCGCGCCACGGTTGCAGACCTCCGCAAAGCCGGCTTCGTGAAGCGCAAGAAGAAACCTGTTCCGCCGCTCCAAGCGAAGCGCAAGCGATGACGGGCTATTGCACCTACTGTCCAAAGTGTAGCGGCGAGGTTGAGTTTGAGCCTTGGGGCGATCCGTTCAACTGCCCACATTGTGGTGTGCTGTTAGAGCACGAGCACGAGTGCGAGGAAGAAGACTGCTACGACTATGTCAGAGAAAGAAAAGCCGCGGACTAATCCGCGTGCTGGAAGTAACGATCCTGAGCTGTGGGATCTTGAGCTCGATTGGTACTTTGGGGACTTTGAAGGGCTGTGTGGACTGCAGAGCGTAGGCACGAGCGGGGCCGGTGAGAACGCGCTACGTAAGCCAACCGAGGAAGAAAAGGCAGAGCGCCGACAGCGCATCAAAAACGGTTTCTTGCTGACGATGCCAGGGCCACCGAAGGCCGACCAACATTCTGTCAGCGCGGCCCAGGCCGACGCTGCCGCATTCCAAGCAATGGCCCACGGGGTCTTTGCACGGGGCCGCCGCATCTGGCGCAAGGTCTCAGCGATGCCCTATGGCGTCCAGCAGCTACTTCGCCAGTCTTACGAGGAGCGCTTGCGCGAGGCTGGCATTGACTGCGGTCGCCCACCGCTGCGCGACGACCAGGTCAGAGCCGCTCACCGCTGCTATCGAGGCCAGGAATACGACGTCTACTGCGACCTTGTGATTCGGGAGCTAGACCCGCCACCGCCTGAACGAAAGCCCTGGAAGAACCCACCCGCGGCGGGAGCACAGCACCAATGGTGAGGGAGCCGGTGGATTCGGTTGTGATGCGCCACGCGCTAGAAGACTCCCAAGAGCGCGACTTCGCGCGCCGGGTGGAGCCACTAGTTGCCAAGCTCCACGTTGGATACAACTACTTCGAACCGGAAGAGTTCCACGACCTAGCCTGCTACTTCACCGAAGGTCGCGCCCGAACAGATGCTGTCAACGATGGCGTTTTCAGGGTCTCAAAGAAGGTCGACGTCATTCGTACGGGATCCGGAACTCTTCAAACAATGACCGAGCTTTCCCGCAATTTGGGTGTAGCTCGACAGACGCTCCAAGACTGGGTCGGCACTTTGAAACTTCCGCACCGCTTCCGCGGCAAGCGAAAGGTCTATAATATCAATGAATTGCGCCGCTATCTGCTGGGCAGACGTGAAGGGGATAACAAGGGTTTACGGTAACCCCGCGACGAACCACCTGACTGTCGGCGTCAAAACCGTCCGCTTTCATGCGCCAATTCGTTTTCGCGGCGCTCCTGTACCTGGAGCCGTATCTAGTCTACCTGCCGTACTCCCCCGCTGTTGCTCAGCTCTGGGGGTAACATGATCTCGGTACCCGCCGGCAACGATTACACGCCATGGGTACCGCTGCAGTCCGGAGCCTGCAAAGCTTGCGGACGCGCTGGTTCCGGCAAAGACCCGAACGAAGTCTTCTCCTACCCGAAGACCGCTGAATCGCTCGTCCTGTGCACTGCGTGTGCTCGTGGGTTGACGATGTGCATAGCCAAAGAGCTGAAGCAACGGCATGCCAAAAAGCCCACGCCGCCAAAGGCTCCGGCGAAGGTATCTGCGTAAACGATTGGGCCACATTGGTGTCGATTGTGGGCAAAGCCTCAAGGTCCCCGCAAGACGAGGGTTCGATTCCCTCATGGTCCACCATGGTGTGAGACGCTGGTTCGAATCCAGCCTCCCAGAGCGATGCTCCAGGAGTAGCTCAGTGGGAGAGCGCACGCCGCTAAACTTCGCCGATGTGTCGGCCAGCTAATCCTCGGCAGGGGACCCTGGGACGCATCGGCTTTAATCGAAACAACCAGGTAGAGCTTCGCTCCCGGTTGCGTGAGGTGAACGACATGGAAACACGTGACGTTGGCCTTCAGCCCCGCGGTGACGGGGGAAATCATCACCATGCCGAAGAAGAACGCTAGACAACAAGCGATCGAGATTCGCCGAGGCGAAGTGACAAAGCTTCGCACCAAAGGCAATCGCACCTATCGCGAAATAGCCGAGAAGCTCAACGTAAGTGTTGGGACTGTTGTCGGTGACATGTGGCACGTCCTCGACAATGTGCGCTCGCAACAAGAAATCGACGTCGAAAAATGTCGTGACGTTGAGCTAGCGCAACTCGACTTCTTTATGACGAAGGTTCTGGCCATCGTCACCGATGAAACAGATCGCGATCTCGTCTTGAAGGCGATTGATCGTGGCGTGAAGCTGTCCGAACGACGCTCCCGCTTGCTGGGCCTTGATGCGCCTGAGCGCCAGGAGGTTGCAACGGTCGATCTCACCGAAGCAACTCCGGAACGTGCTCGCGCGATCATGAACGAGCTGTTCCCCGCAATTGGGAATGACACAAATACTGAGGGGCAGCGGGAACAATCCCGCGAACCGGGACTTCTTGTCACGACTGGAGAGAGCGTTCCCTGAACGGGAATTTCTAGCTCTTTCCTGCTGGCTCAATCAGTTCTACGGCTTCCAGCAAAACTGGCTGTTCGACAGAAATCGTTTCTCGATTCTCGTCAAGTGCAGACAGATCGGTGCCTCACACACCTTTGCTGCCGCCGCAATTCTTTGGGCGCTCCTCGGTGAGGACACGTCCATTGTCAGCATTGGTCAGCGTGAAGCTGACGACGTGCTCGACAAGGTCGACAGGCACTCTCGCGCGCTTGCTCAGATGGGCAGCGTTTGGGGTGCCCAGGTCGCGAAGTCGCAAAGCCGCATCAAGCTCAACGGCGGCGGCACAATCTTTTCTCTCCCGTCCACTTCGGGTGGTCGCGGCAAGTCCGGCAATGTGTTGCTTGACGAGGCCGCCTACTACGAACACCCGGAGAAAGTCTGGGACGGCGCCTCAGCGACCACCATGCACGGTGGCTTTCGCATGCGCGTCATGTCGACACCCAACGGTGTCGGCAACATGTTCCATCAGCTCGTGAAGTCGCCGCCTGACGGCTACCAGGTGCACAGCACCAACATTCACGAAGCTATTGCCGATGGTCTACCGGTCTCGCTCGCCGAGTGCCGCAAGATGGCCAAGGGCGATCCGCGTCTCTTTTCGCAGCTGTTCGAGTGCAAGTTTCTCGACGGCGAGATGCAATACATCCCGACGCATCTGATCGACAACTGTTCGACAGACGCGCTGCCTGACGAGGGTGACGGGCCATATTTCGCGGGGCTTGATATCGGCAAAACCGCCGACCTCACCGTGCTCACGGTGATTCAAAAGGTCTACCGCAACGACAAGCCGCCAGTCTTCGTTGTGCGCAGCATCCAATCGCAGCGCCGCACCGACTCTGACGGGCTCGAAGCGATGGTCGCGGCCGCGTTCCAAAAGTACCAGCTTCGTCGCCTATGCGTTGACGCTACTGGTATGGGCGCGTTTCCCGCTGAGCGCATGCGCAAGCGTCACGGCCTATCCAAGGTCGAACCGATCGCTTTCACTCTTCAGGTGAAAGAGGATCTCGCCACGGCGCTCTACACCGCGTTCGTGGAAGAAACGATCATGCTTCCGAAGACAGCGCTCAAGGGTTCAGCCGATGGCGAACCGCAGCAGCTTGCGGAAGACATTGCGGCGCTTCGTCGCATCATCACGACAGCGGGAAACGTTCGCTACGACGCACCGCACACCGACCAAGGTCACGCCGACCGTGCCTGGTCTCTGGCGATGGCGCTCCACGCTGGCATGACTGCCCCGTCCTACGCACGAATGTAAATGGCTCGCCCTGGTGACATCGCAAAGCGCATCGCACGTAAGCGCGGCAGTCCAACCGACAAGGTTGTGACAAACCCGAAGCTACGTCTGACCGATCTGCTGACCGCGATGGACATCGAGCACGGCGAGCGTGTGAAGCTCGAAAAAGAAGTGAAGTCACTTCGGCGCAAGCTCGACCTCGTGATGCGCCAGCTCCTGCAAAACTAAAATGCCGACCATTGCTCAACTGAATCAACGGCACCCGTGCTGCGATTCAGAGCGCGTGTCGGATCTGAAGGCCCTTTACGAGGGTGAGGAAGCTTTCGAAAAGAAGCTTCCTAAGTTCTTGCCTCGTCGCGAGCGCGAACCGCTAGCACGTTACGAGCTGCGCAAGAAAGAGTACCACTATCGGAACTACATTGGCCCGATCGTGGACTACTTCGCGTCGCTGCTCTTCACGGCACGCCCCCAGCCGGTGGCAAAGAAGCCTGAGAGCGACGATCCGGAAACGGATCCCGGCGACTACTACAACGACTTTCGCGACGACTGCGACCGCACCGGAACGGACATCGATTCGTTTTTCAAGGCGGCTTTCACCAAAGCAATGGTTGAGGGCAAGGCCTGGATCCGACTGTACCACCCGGACGGGACGGAGTCCGCAACGGACAAGGCTCAGTTTGATAAGCTGAAGCTCGGCGACGCCTGGATCAAGCCCCTCGAATATGACGAGGTTCTCGACTGGGAATACGATGACGAAGACAATCTTCTTTGGGCGATCACCCATAAGCGAGAAGCTCGTCGTGACGGGCCCGCCGGCGATCGCAAAGAGATCACCGAGACGTGGCAGTACCTCACCCCTGAGGACGTCGAAACGTTCGCGATCAGCTACGACAAGGATCGCCCACCGCAGCCGGAACAGCCAGTTCCTTCGCTCGGCGTCGTCTCGCACCGCTTCGAGCGCGTGCCGCTTGTCTGCATAGATTTTCCACCCGGCCTGTGGCTAGCGAAACGTCTGAAGACGCCTCAGCTCGCGCACTTCCGCGCAAGCAACGGTCAATCGTGGTCGCTTAGTGCGACTTGCTACGCGATGCCTGTTGCCAAGGTGGCTGACCCCGAGGAGTTCTCAAAGACGATCATGGGCGCCGGTTACGGCGTTATCATCGGCATTGAAGAATCCTGGGAATGGGAAGCCCCCCCGGCCGATCACTTTCTGGCTCTCGACACCGAGATCAAGTCGCAGAAGGACGAGATTTTCCGCATCGCGCATCAGATGGCGCTGGGCGTTGAAAACAACTCCGCTGCCGTTGGTCGCTCCGCTGAGTCCAAGGCAACAGACGCGCAGTCTACGCGCGTGATGTTGGTAGCGTTCGCCAAAGAAGTAAAAGAGGAAATGGAGCGCGTTTACAACGCGATCAGCGTTTCCCGTGGCGACGAATACACCTGGACTATTGCTGGGCTCGATGAGTTCGCAACCTCGGACCTGATGGGTTTCCTTGAGGCGCTCACGCTGATCCAGGCTGCTGGCGGCATCCCGAGCAAGACGGCGAACGTCCAGATCAAAACTCGCGTCGCTGAAGGATTCCTACCTGATATCGATCAGGAGACTCGCGCCACGATCCGCAAAGAGATCGAGGACGAAATCCAAAACGCACCCGATCCGGCAGACGCCGAGATCGACCAGATGGTGCGGATGCACACGGCGCTAGCGGGAATCGATGGCGCAACCCCACCAAAGCCAGGACAGCCAAAGCCGCCAAGCGGAACTAAGCCGAAGAAAGCTTTTGGCGGCGGAAACCGCAGCGCTCCTCCTGCTGCTAAGAAAGCGTGACCGAGCGGTAAGCATCGGTATTCGTGCCGGGCTAACGCCTCACGCTATCGCATCAAACATCGAAAGCGCTTGGCGCGTGGCCGTAGGCCAGGCCCGAGCCTATTCACGTGCCGCCAGTATCGCGCGCCTACGCGCAGAGCTGGCGGCGTTGGGTATTCCGAAGCGTGTTGCTGCCGCGGCTGCCGACGAGGCGGTCCGTGACGCTATGCGCGCGAGTCGTATTGCTCGCATTTACGCCGACCGATGGCGCTCCGTTGCGGAAGCAGATGGGGCGGCAGAAGCCTCACGGGCGACGGTTGGGCGCGTGCGTGTGATTGCCGCGACGGAGTCAGCAGAAGCCTGGAATTCAGGCCGTCTGCATGCTCTCCAGAATTACCCAGAAATTCAGGTGATGCGCGTTTGGGACGCGACCCTGGACAAGCGAACCTGTCAAGTCTGCGCCAACGCAGACGGCGACATGGTGGGTGTGCAAGAGCGTTTCCCCAACGGGGAGCCAGGCATGGTGCACCCGAACTGCCGCTGTACGTGGCACCCAATCCCAATCCAATTCACCCGCTGATGCTTGCGGGCACGGGCCTACAGCGCACCCGTTAAAGGCGCTGCCCGAGTTACTTCCTTACTCGTTAAACAGGATGCACGAGCAATCATGCTTGGTCCTAGTGTTGTGTTGCGTGAAGAAAACAAAGAGCCCGATGCTGGTGGTGGCGATGCCCCGCTGTTCACGGAAGCTCAACTAGCTGCTCTGTCGCAGCTTGTTACGTCGACCGCAAACTCGGCTGTCACTGCCCAGTTGAAGCGAAACCTCCCAGGCGCCGTCTCCGATGGCATCAAGGGAATCAACTTCGCTGAGATCCTGGGGCCTGAGATTGCCAAGCTCAAGCCGGCGGAGCCTGCTGAGAAGAAGACTGCGGCTGACGACTTCACGAATCAACTCAAGGAAATGGCGGCAAAGCTAGATGCCGCTGAAGCCAAGGCAGTTGCTCTAGAGCGCGCACGTGCGGATGCGGAGACAAAGCGTCTCCAAGAAAACGCCGTCACACAGCTCCGCAATCAGCTCCAGCCCAAATTGCGCGACGACCTACTCGACGTAGCGGTCTCGCATTGGGCAACCGTCGAAGGACGCCTCAAGGTCCAAGACGACGGGACAACCACTCTCCGCGTCAAGCGCGCCTCTTTCAAAGGCGGTCCGGAGATGGACGAAGATCTACCGCTTGCAGATGCCATTCCGGTTCTGCTCGCAAGTAAAGAAGCTAAGCCGTTTATTCCTGCACCAGGTGGGCAGCAGGAAAAAGGCGGTCCAGCCAAACAGCCCCGAGCCCCGTTCACACAGGGTGCTCCGAGCGTAGGCGCAGACGCAACCGACTCGGCGAAAGCCAGTGCGGCAATGGATGCGCTCGCGAAGCTCGGAATCACAGATCTGTCTGAAGTGCTCGGTTGATTGGCTAGCTGCGCTCCCGCTTAGGCGGTTCGTGCGCAGTGATTCCTTTCGCTCTGCCCACCGCAACTCGAAATTAGAAAATGGCTGATACTCTTCAAACAGCAGCACTGATTACGCTCGCCCAAAATTACGCGGGCGATGTTGTGCGCCAGGTGAACCGCACCTCGATGGCGCTCCGCGTGCTGCCAATCGTGACCGGTGAAGGCAAGAACGTTGCTTGGGCTGCGGCCTCCAGCGGCGCCGTGGTTGAAACCTATGCTGAAGGCGCCGATGCGGCGAACTTCGGCAGCGATGCGCAAGCTGCTGCAACGCTGAACTGGGCGTCTTATCGTTCGAACTTCCACGTGAGCGGTCTCGCTCGCGCGGCTGCTCGCACGAGCCACACCCCGGCCGGAAACCTCCAGCTGTGGGCCCGCAATATCGTTGATGCGTCGGCGGCTCTCGCCTCGCAGATCAATACCCACATCTACAGCGGCAACGGCGCTGCGTCTCCGAAGGAGATCACGGGCCTCGACGCGGCCATCGGCAGCACGTCCAACACCTACGCGACGATCGATCGCGGTACCGCCACCTACTGGCGCCCGTACCTGGCGAACCCCGGCGTTGCTACGGCTGTGACCCTGTCGCAACTCCGCGGTGACATCAGCTCGATCTACCAGCAGAGCGGTGAGTTCCCGGACATCGCGCTATGCTCGCCTGGTGTCTTCGACGCCATCGGCGCCCTGTTCGATGCGAACCGCCAGTACGTTCAGCCTGTCGTGGTGGCTAACACCGCCCGTGGCCAGATCAAGCTGGACGGTGGCTACGCCGGTCTGGCGATCGACGGTTGCGTGTTCTTGCGTGACAAGGATGCGACGCTGGAATCGGGTGGCGCCTCGGGCCGCATCTACTACCTGAACTCGAACTACGTTCGTCTGGTGGTGTTGCCGAACGCCGATGACCCTGGTCTGGGTCCGGACATGATGCTGACCGCTAACGACGGCTTCGGCAGCATTCCGCTGATGTTTGGTTACGACTTGCTGGCCAAGGGCGGCGACTCCGCGAAGGCCCAGGTCAAGCTGTACACCGAGCTTCAAGTCAAGAAGCCGAACGCCTGCGGTATGCGTCGTTTCGTCCAGATCTAACGGTCTTTAGGAGCATAGCCACAGATGCTTACTCGTAAAGCACCGCTGGACATGCTGTTCGCGCTGGTGGCGGAGCAAAACCGCCGCCAGCTCGATGCGATCAGCACGACCTATTTCCACGCTTGCCAGTGCGAAACCGTAACCGGTGGCGCTGGCGGTGTGACGATCACCCGCACCACGATTTCGACCGCGAACGCGAGCGACCTTGCAACCTCCGTTGCTTTGGTCAACGCGATCAAGGTAGTCGTAAACAAGCACTTCGCTGACTCGGCTGCTCACAGCACCGGCACGGCGTCTGCTCTCGTGACGACTGCTGACGCGACCGATCTCGCGACCGGCATCACGCTCGGAAACGCGCTGAAGGCTGCGTACAACACGCACCGCACCGCTTCGAACGTGCACTACAACAACGATTCGACCAACGCTGTCAGCTCGACTGATGCCACGGACCAAACGTCGCTCAACACCCTTCTGAACGAAATGAAGGGCGACGTTAACGCGCACATTGCGAGCGCGCCAACCGGTTCGTACATCAAGCTCGTCAGCGCTTGATCCTTCCCGCGGTTGGGAGACCGCCTCACTATGCGACTGCACAATCAAACTAACGAACCGATCACCTGGAACGACGGACCTTTCAACTACAAGTGGGAACCATTTGGTTTCGCTGAAGTTGACGAAAAGGCTGTCGAGCACATCCGTGCGCAAAAGGTAAAGGTCGACGTTAGCCCGGTCTCTCCGGAGAATCGTGCGCGCAGTGAGGCCGAGTCTGCCCAAGCCGCGGCGCTCAATAGTGATACGCGCAAGCTCAAGCAGGAGATGCTTGCAGCTTGCGCGGATCGTGACTCCGCAAAGGCTGAGGTCGAGCGCGTGAAGGTGCTGAACGCCTCGCTGGACAAGCGACTGGCGCAAGCAGAGTCAAAAGCCACTGAAGCCGCGGATAAGTACGCGGACGCCTCGACGGAGCGCGATGCGCTCAAGGCGGAGCTTGCTGGCCTAGCGGTTAGCGGCGTGGCTGAGGCTGATGTTGTTGTGAGCAAGGTCAAGGCACAGCTCGCTGACGCGCTTTCGAGCCTCGAACAGGCTCGCGCAGAGGCTGAGCGTGCGACGAAGGCTGAGCGTGACGCGCTGGCGAAGGCATCTGGCGCGGAGACCGCAGCGCTAGAGGCAATGTCCAAAGGCGACGCTCTGAAGGCTGAGGTTGCTGCTCTGAAGAAAGAGCTAGCATCGCTGGCTTCCAAGCCGAAGAAGTGACGCTGCCGCGGTTGGAGCGCCTAGATGGCCTTCTCTGCTGCACAGATTGTCCAGATCAAAAAGTATCTGGGCTTTCCACAAGTTTTTGAATCAGACAACTATCGTCTGATGGGCGCCATTCAGCTGATTGGTGCCGATGCAACGAAGCAAGCTTACGTCGAGTCGATCTTGACCGAGCTTGCAACGGTTGACGCTGCGATCGCAGCGCAAGGCGCCTCAGGCGCCACGTATGGTGCTCTTAAAAAAGTCGATGAGGTCGAGTTCTACTCACCCAAAGAAAGCAGCACCACGACCGAAGACCTAGTCAGCTCAATGAAGCGCGGCCGTATGCTGTGCTCCCGCTTGAGCAGCGCCGTGGGTGTTCCCAAGGTCGCAAACTACTTCGGCACGCACGGCTACGCAGATGACAGCTGGGCTGGTGCTGACTTTCAGGTCGGCGCATGGCCGCTGGGATGAACGATGGCACTGGCTGACGACCTTATAGCAGTCATCCCAGC